AACTTCATGGACATCATCGTGTTGCGACTTTTCCACGCTTCTTAGATGCGACGCGCCGAGTGTCGTTATCGAGCGCGTGCGCTGCCTGCGTTCCACCGACGTGACATGACATTTCGTGCGTGCGTGCGTTCTTCCATGCATACGAGCGCGAGCGGGATATATCACCGCGCCATCCGCATGAGCAGATAGGGAGAAACGTACAGTCGGAGCCGTCTACATAAATTTTGTACATGGTTATCCTTGGATGAATAGCTGCAATCCGGTTTGCTGTGTTGCCGCGCTCCATCCAGCGATTGTCAGAGCGCGTAGAGCGTCGATAGGCGTTGCCGTGCGAGTCGGTGAGAATGCTTTCGTTCCACCGATTGTTGTGAGTTCAACTGTTTCGAGCCCTGTCGAAACATGGTGATTCGTATCGTGGCTGATCTCTCCAGCCGTGGTCTTGTCGATGAGCCACTGACACGCTGATGCGTATTCACGGCTCGTGAGTGTTTCGACTTCGATGCCACCGGATTTGAGATCATCGACGACGGTGCGCGTAGGGCCTACAGAGTCAGCGACGATGCGCGTATACCCTGCATCATGCAAGCGTGCGAGCATGTTTGCGAGCCAAGATGAGCCGTTATCAGTAGCGACAAGACGCATGTGCACACCGTCTGCTGTCTTATACGCTCCGTAGATCGTCGCTGCGCTTCGATCTTCTGCGACATCGAAGGCCAGCGTTACATCTCCGGGATCATCAGGCATGTCAATATCTGCAGATAGCGAGTCCCACACGGCAAGATCAACAATGCTTTGGATGCCTGTACTGTCAGTGAGATTCAGATATGAGCGGAGCCACGTCGAGCGCGCTTCGTCTTTTCCGACGGTGAGAATCTTTTCGTAGGTCTGTGTATGTCCGATAGCAGGATGGAAGCTCAAAGATTCGCGGCTGTACGGATCGCGTGCAGTTTCTTCGGGGTCTGCGCTCCACTCGAAATAGGCAAGGGCGCTATCTGGATCGTCTACAGCTGCGCGGCCTCGCTCGATCAGACTATTCAGGTATGCGGATTTCGCAGTTCCCTTCGTCGAGACGATCCACAGCTGCGAGTCGATCACAGTGAGGAATGTCGGTGCTACTGCAGCGGTGAGCGCTGTTCCTGAGACTTCATCAAATGCCCAAGCTTCGTCGATCATTACGAGATTGAGGCTGTCACCGTGCACAGCGGTGGGAGTGGGAGCGAACGGCTGGATTTTCGATCCTGAGCGCAAATATTCGAGGGACTCTGATCCCTTAGATGCGAGCTTCTTAAAGCGCTTTGGATGCTTATCGACGCGCAGCGCTTCTACGATCTGATCCCATCGCTTTCTAGCGTCCTTACCTGTCTGCGCTGTCATCTGGATCAGGTGTGAGCGATACGAGAGCATACGATCAACAGCGACTGCGCGCATGAGCGCGGTTTTTCCTGACTGTCGAGGAACAGAGACTACAACGGTGGGATAGCGCCAAGCTCCGGGATTATTCGGGTCAAGCTCTAGAGCTACATCAGCTACCTGTCGCTGCCACGGCATGAGGGGAGTTCCCATGACGGTAGCTGCGATGTGAGCGACGCGCGCCCCATACGTCGGATTAGCTTCATTGCGACGCGTAGCGTAGCGAGCTTCTCCACTCATACGAGCGCTTCTTCTGTGAGGGCCTGCAGCTGAGCATCGAGAGCATCGTAAAACTCGTCTTGACCACGATCAGGCTCAGGAAGCGTGTCGATAGATTCCATGAGCAGCCGAGCGAGGTGCGCAGTCGCTACGCTCACGCCTTTAGGCCCGCCGAGCATTCCTTTATCGACAGCTGCTGCCATCGAAAGACATGTAGCAGCGGTAGCGAGGTGCTTTCCTCGAAGTAGTTTTTGTTCTTCGAGGTCAGTAATCACCTTTTTTACATTTTCTTCGATAGGCCCGACCTGCCTTGGTTGCTCCCATAGCATCGGTTCCTCGATTTCGTAGTTTTTTTCCTGCATTTCGTGTGCTTTTCACTCGTTTTTGACCGTTTTTACCCGGTTCCGGGGGGGGTAGGGAGGTGCGGGCCTTCCTGTGGGGCAGGGGGGCTTTAAAGAGGGCCTGTTTTGAGGGCTTTTTCAATGGCTGGATCGATGAAACAGCGCCGAGATTTGATAATTGCCTTGGCTCCACGGCTGGAGTTGCAGTGAAAGTGCGATAGCCGGAGGTTCTTCAGGTCATCAGTGCCGCCCTTGCTTCGTGGTCGGACGTGCTCGACAGTTGCACTCCACTTGCTCGGATATCTCAGCGTCATATCGATGGGCTTGCCACATACGTAGCAGCGCGTGCCATACGTAGCAGCTACGAGTAGCTTCAGTTCACCGACTTTCCTGCCACCCCAAGCCATTACATGCCCTCGTCATCAGTGAGATTGACCTGTGTCAGCACCTGCATCATGCGTGCTCGTGAGGTGTGTAGCTCGGTAGCTATCTGCAGCTGGATTGCACTGCATGAGTAAGTGGATGAGGGAAGCTCATCAATAGCGTCATCGATAGAGTCAATCACTGCTTTGATCGATTCCTTGACTTCGTACCTGCTCATAGCCGTGTCCCCACTCCCGTGAGGTTCACGTGATCCATACGTAGATCAGTCTCGAAGCGTCGCAGCTCGTCATAAGTCATCGCACCGCATACGGCTAGTTCTTCCGCTATAGGATCAGTGTCGATATAATCAAGCCATCGAGATGACGGCACTCCTGAATACTTCTTCTGCATGTACGCCTGATAGGTAATCATTATGGGCATCGCTTCATTTGCTTTCTGTGTTACCGCTGTATCCACAGCGGGAGAAACATTCTGTGCATGAGCGTGTGCGCTTGGTGCGCACGCTCTCCTAGATAGAGGGAGGTCTGAAATCATTTCCGCATGGGACTTATCCGCTGAAACGCGCTGAGGTTTTTGCGGGAAAATCACCATGCGATTGAGCTTCTGCAAGCGCTCCTGCGTTTCCTTCCTGCGCTTATTCAGCAGTCGGTCGTAAGCAGGCCGCGCAGCGCGCACGAGAGCGACGAGCGCAGTCTTATTGATTCGCATAAAGCCGGGCTGAGGTTTGCCTTCTGCAATGCCACCGCGATGCCACGTAATGAGTCCCATATCTTCCAGATCGGGAATGCACGCGCGCACATGCCTGTCCGTGTAGCCTGCTCTATCAGCGAGCTGCATCGTGGTGATCTTGAAGTAACCGGAGAAGTCTTGCCCCTGCGAGCGCGAGACCGACACGAGAGTGTCAAGGATTGCGCGGTGACAACGATGATGAGCACCTGCAAGATCACCCCAACCGGCTTTGCGTAGGGCTGCAAGAATCTTGAATACAGATGCGTGAGCAGTGATGCAGCGCGTCATTCTTTTTCGCTCCTGTGAAGCTCAGTACCATACCAAGCAAGGGCAGTGCCGAAAGCCGCGTAATGAGGCCACGTAATGCGATAGCTGTCAAACATGAACGTCGCAACAAGAATTGAGATAAGCATCAGCGCAAATACAAGGAACGATGCAAACAGTGGTTTGTTAACGCTCATCGGTTTCACCTTCATCTCCAAAAACGCCAAACCATTCGTCGATACTCCTGCGAAGCTGCAGACGTAGATTCAGCAGCGTGAGTTCGGCTTTCTCTGACTCTTCGAGTTCGTCTTTTGCCTTAAGCTGCAGTTCAACAAGTAAGCGTTCAACGTCACAGAGTGCGTTCAGTACATAAATAAGCTGTTGCATATCGCTTAGCTGGCTCATTTGGACTCCTTTTGTGCGTATTCCTCATTGATCGCATCGCCAAAGACATCAAGACCGATGGGGAAACCTAATTGAATGAGTCGGTCCAAATCGTCAAGCTGCCAGCGGGCGGCACCGCGCATACGCTGCGATAGTGCCGTTTGCGACATCGCGAGGTCGCTGGCTAAAGCCTTTTGTGAAATTGAAAGAGATTGCATATGCCGTTTCACAGTGCGAGTCACGGCGGTGTTATAGATGGACATGCAGTTAGCTTATTCGATTATCGGTTTATGGTCAATACGGAAATCGAATAAGTGTCAATTCAGTATTGCATCCGTTCCGGTTATCGAATACACTAACCGCATGAGCACAACAGTTTTAGAGCGCACGCTTAGCGATGTCGTTTGTGAAAATATCCGGATTGAAGCGGCGCGGCGCGGATACAGTCAATCAGCACTTGCACGCGCTATTTCCATGTCGCAACCAGCAATCAACCAACGCTGGAGAGGCGCTGCGCGGTGGCAACTCGACGAGCTAGAGGCTATCGCTCGCTTATTCGGCGTGCCTGTTACATATCTAGTAAGCGACAATGCGCCATTTGCGCCCCCGACAGGACTCGAACCTGCAACCTCGGGATTGGTCGGTGATAACCAACATCAGAACAGCAGCGTCGAGGTGTTTCGCTAATAGTGATCCTGAATGCGAGCTGATCGCAGCCGCGTAATTATCTGTATATGCAACTCATTACGATGCCGGTCGATTGGGCGGGATTGG